CGCTCTGATTGGCGAGCCAAAGTCTGAGGCTCACATTGCTGAGACGATCAAAGTTTTCAAAGAGGCTTTCTCGATGGCTGGCGGAAGTGAGTCCGTTAAGCCTTCGTTTGCGTCTCTGTTCATCACCGGAACCGAAAAGCAAGAAGAGCAGCCGAAAGCAAAAGTCAGCTTCTCTGAGTGCGTGAAATTCTGATCAATTAACTGAAAGGATTATACAATGGCAACGACTCCAAAAAACCGCATTGTTCAGTCTGTGGCCCCAAAGTCTCTCTTCCCTGAGGCTTCTGTGGTCGTGGACGCAACCATCTCCTACAACCAAGGCGACATTCTGTTTCTGTCCAGCGGGCTGATCACCCCAGTCGTCGCAGAAGCAAGCGGCACGACTGTCTTGGGTATCGCTCCTCAGACCGTGGTTCTCGGTAAGCCTCGCTCGGCTTACAGCGGCACGGCTGTCGATGCTGCTCAAGCTATCGAAGCTCTCGCCGGCCCAGTGTACGGCGTGGTCGCAAAACTGAAGCTCAAGGTTGGTGATTCTTTCACCCCAGGCGCTTTGGTGTACGCAACCGCTGTCGACGCTCAGACGGTCTCGATCACCGGAACGCACCCAATCGGTATCTTCCAAGGTGCGGCTGTGACCGCTGTCTCTGGTTCTGAAGGACCAGTGCTCTTGGGCGCTATCGCAAACGGCGTGCTTCAATTCTAATTCTTGAAAGGAACACAAAATGTCTAAAAATCATCTGCACACCCGTGGATCGAAAGAACAGAACCGCGACGCTCTCAAGCGCGCCATGTGGAAATCTGACGAAGAAGTTGCTCTTCGTGAGTCCATCAAGCGTGACTTGGGCGTCGACATCGCTGACCCAAAACAATTCCCTGTAATGGACCCAGGCTTTTCGTGGAAGACTGCAAAGTCGAAACTCCGCGAAGCCGAGTCTGCAACGACCCAAGTCCAGTTGCTGCGCGCAGGACTCCAGACTGCTGTTAACTCTCTTTATGAGACGGTCGATGTCACTTATGCGGACTGGGCGCACACCCTCACTTCCAGCAAGATGGAAGAGCTGTACGCTCCTCTCCAAGCTATCGCTTTCCCTCAAATGATCGCTGAAGGAGAAATTTATCCTGAAGCTCCAGGGATGGCTGGATTGGACATCAAGCTGCGTAACAAAAAAGCAGGTCAACTCTTCGCTGTGAGTAAGGAATTGCTCGACGACGATCAGTCTGGCCAAGTGCTGAAGATGTCCTCGCTCATGGGCGAGTACTGCCACCAGCTGGTGGAAGTCTGGGCATACGGCAAGCTCGCTTCTGTGGCTGGCATGAGCTACGGCGGCGTGCAGGTTCCAGTCTCTGAAACCAAGCCTGCTGACGAAGCAACCTACCCATGGTCGACCGCTCTGGTTGGCGGCGGAAAAACCCGCCCAGCTTCCTACGGCGCTTTGAACCAAGGCAACATTCAAGCTGGTATCGTGGCTCTCATGAACCAGTTGAACCTCTTGGGCCTCAAGATGAGCGTCAAGCCTAACCGCTTGATCATTTCGCCACACTATCGCTTTGATTCGGCAGTGCTCGCAAACTCGAGCTACTACCCAACCGGAGCAACCGCAGGCGCAACCGGCGGCGCGTTCTCGATCAACCCTCTCCAGGGCTTGTTCGACATCACGACCTCCCGCTTCATGTTCGACCAAAACGGCAGCGTGAACGCTGACTCCAAGGCTTGGTACTTGGTTGACGATAGCAAGCCTGCCTTCGTCGTCCAGATGCGCACTCCTTGCGAAGTTTCTGTGGAAAACCCACAGTCCGGCCGCAGCTTCGATTCGGACACGATCCGCTTCAAAGCAACGACCCGCTTCAACGCTGACTTCATCGACCCACGCTTCTTCTGGGCTGGTTCGAACGGTTCAGTCTAATAGCTGAAAACTCTTGCGCGGGAGGGTGGGGTAACCCATCCTTCCCGTAAGGGGATCACTGAATGAGTAAAAGAGTATATGCGCGGAAGCTTCCGCCTAAAGAGCTGGTAGTCGCAGACGAGATCAAGACGCCCGTTCAATCGGCCGAAGCAACCAAACCTGTCCAGAAGTTCAAGACGCTCGCTGAGCAGATCGCAAAGTCGAGTATCTTTCACAAGAACTGGTACGTCCCTGAGCTTCGGGAAAAGTACAAGTACATGGACCGGATGAAGCGCATTGATAAAGTTTTTCCATACGCACGGCTTACTGAAGAAAAGACTGTGATGCTCTGCGTAGACGAGCCGGTGACCCCGGTAGACGTAGAAGTCTGCGAGCTAAAAACCAAGCATATGCGCGAGCTTGGTTACGCTTATGTGTACCTCGAGAAGGACACAACACTGTACGACGCGCTGACGCAATTGGGAGAGATATGAGCTGGACAACCGCCCTTGATGACCTCCGCTTGCTTTTGAACGATGGCCCGACTGACAAGATCAGGGCTTTTAAGCGCGTTTTTGGGGACATCAATGGGGTCAATGATCGGTTCAAAACTTACGAGTTTCGCAGGATAACCAACTTCAAGACCGAGGATGACGCCTCTTCGTTGGGCGTTTATCTCGACGGCGGCAAAGTCTCGAACGTCTACCTGTCGTCAGACGATCCAACGAGCGGGTTCTTTATCTTTGACGCTGCCTACCTTCCAGGTACCGGGCAAGTAGTCGAGGCGACTTACTACGTGCAGTATTTTCTCGACCCAGAACTTCAGAGCTTCTTGAGGCTCGCTCAAAACTGGCTGGGCTATGGCGACGACTACACGACGACGCCTCAAGGACTGCGCCCAGCACTGCTTCAATATGCTACGGGCGAGGGTTACCAGAAGCTTGCGATGCGTTTCTCTGAGCACTCGTCTGAGACCTATCGTCTCGAGGATATGCCAGATGTCAGGCGCACCGCCATGGTCGCTGAATATAAGAACGCAGGAGCGCAGGCAAAGGAGCAAGCGCACACACTTAGGAATGAGTTTTACTCACGCCAGGGTCAGCATCTTTCGCCTCTTTTTGGCGTGCTCTCACCAACGATCAGGGACGTGGCGCCGCGCCGATGAGTGCATCACTGAAGACCGTTTCAAACGGAATCACCCGAATGCTCAACGGAATGCGCCAACGAGAGAAGGCGCTCCAAGGGTATTTCAGCCGCAACGTGCTGGAGCAGTACCGGAACCTGCAACGTCGTCGGTGGATGACTGAGAACGCTTCAGAGGGTCAGCCATGGGCGGCACTTAACTCTGCTTATGCGTCAAGAAAGCGCCGTCAGTTTGCATCTTACCCAGGTAGGGGAACGAAGAAGCTTGTCGCCACTAACCGGCTTTTTGAGAGCGTGATCGGGCCAGGGAAAGACTTTCGCAAGATTGCCACAGCACGTGGGCTGTACGTCGCAACGGTTACACCATACGCAAAGTACGTCGACGAGGATCGCAACTTCACAACGTGGAGTAAGCAGTCAATTGGCGAGATCAATCGCGGGATTGCGCAATTCATTTTTAAAGGCATTTATAAGCAAGCGGCGGAATTGATATGAGCGCAAGGCACCTAACAGAATGGGCAGTCGACCTGGTGACAAAGCAGATCCAAGGCAACATCCAGCTTGCACTTGTGGACGTAAACCTTGTGCTTACGACTGACCCAGTGAACCCTGCGCCCGTCATGAGCTTTGAACCGCCCAGGGATTACTACACCTATCCCAAGGCAATGGGTTACCGGACGCCTGCCTGCTTCGTCATCGCTGACCGGATCGACTTTCAGAAGCGCGAAAAGGGTGCAAACCACATCAACGCCAATATCCGACTCAACGTGTCCATCCTCGTGGAAGACAAGGACGCAGACCGGATCACGCGCAAGGCTTACCGTTACCAGGCAGCACTCCAAGAGGTGCTCGATCAGGTGCAACTTGTGAGTACTGACGGCGCTTTAAAAATTGTAGTGGTTGTCCAGAATGCGGCGTTTTCGCCGCTATACTCGAACACGGATGACCCTACAGCTCCGGGCACAGTCTACCGGAAAGAAGTGAGCCTTGAGCTAGACTGCTACGCATACGAACAGGTTTAAGGAGGAGAGAAAATGTCATACGCAACAGTTACGACTTCGAGCATGGAATTGACCCCTATGCGGGTTACCTTTGACGGCGTTGATTTGGGCGGCACGCTCAGCAACGTGGTCATTTCTGCAAAGTACGCCAAGAGCAACATTCTTGCAGACCAGAGCGGTTCGACCGTTCGCGATCGTCGGGTCTCTGGTATTGAGATCACGGTCACGACCGAACTGACTGAAATCCAAAACAAAGACATCTGGAAAGTCGTGTTTCCACACGCAACCCTGATCAGCACTGGGACTGCTGCGATCGTGTTCAAAGAGAACATGGGCGACAGCGACCTTGCGAACGCTAATCTTTTGAAGCTTCACCCTCTGTCGAAAACAGACCTGGACCTGACCACCGACTACAACTTCTACAAGGCTGTGGCTTCGGCAGAGTCGACGATCAGCTACGGCCCGAACGAACAAGCACGCTTGAAAATCGTTTGGAACATCCTCCCAGACGAGTCTGTGTCGCCTAACCAGTTCTTCAAGTACGGCGATCCAGCGGTCGTTTGATGACGCTCTCGACTGTCGTTTTGGTCATCCTTTGTTTGGTGCTCCTTGCTGGCTTGGTGATTCTTTACCGTCGGCAGGGAGCGCCCGCAGTCTTGCCGCAGCCTGTAAAGGTTAAGCCTCAGCGAGTGGTGCGAGAGGTAGTATCTGACCTTGATGCACTGGTCGCAGAGCCGATAGCCTTTCGCTTTAACGGTGAGGTTCACGAGATCAAGCCCGTCTCCACGCTTGAGCTTTTGAGCTTCACGAACGCTTTTGCAGAGCTTCAGGAGTTGAACGGGCGAAGCGATGCGATAACCGTGGGCGAGCTTGTGGACGCTTATACGAGCGTCATCTCGAGCGTCTGCCCCAGCATCACGCGGGATCATGTTGAGAGCATGACGCAGGCTCAGGTTGCGGCACTCTTTCAACTCGTCATGGATAGCGTCGTAGGAAAAGCTCATGCTCAACCGGGCATTGCTGGATCCGAGGACGCAAAAAAAAAACTCTAACCGAGAGTTTTAAAATTGAAGCGGTGCCTCTGGTGACGGAGGCGCTCCTTCTGTTTGGTTGGACGCCTGACGTGGTGCTCAATATGCCCGCCAGGCGTTTTTTTGCGATCATGCGAGAGGGCAGAAAGCAGAAAAGGGAAGCTGAAGCAGCAAGAGACGTGGCAGCTTGTGACGTTGCCAGCATCGCCCTTGGTGATGCAAAATACTTCGAGGACGTGCGCAAAGTATTTTTGAACCGTGCGCTTGGGGCAGAGGGGCAAGCAAAGAAAGCACTCGACCCGACGGCAGAAAGCACAGTGAACCTTGTCGAAGCACTGACCATGCAAGCGACAAACTTGAGGCGGTAACATGGCGCAGGAAACCCAACTCTTAAAGCTAGACCTAGATACCAAAGAGTTTATTTCAAAGCTTGATGCTGCCGAAGCAAAGCTTGGTGAAATCGGAAAGCCCGAATCTCTTTCTGGTTTGGTTGAAGGGTTGGCAGCAGCAGGCAAAGTGCTTGGGGTTATTGGAGCAGCTGGAATTGCGGCAAAAGCTGCGCTCGACATGACGCTTGAGGCCGAAAGCGTTCGAGGCATCAATCAGCAATTTGATATTTTGACCCGTAACGCTGGAATATCTGGGGATGCTTTAAAGACTGCGCTTGGAGATATTGCAGACGGACTTGTTGACGACGAGGACCTGCTCAAAGCAGCAAGCCAAGGAGTCGTTCAGCTTGGAGACAATGCCGGGCGAATGGCTGATATTTTCGGCCTAGCCAAACAGGTTACGACCGCTTTTGGTGGGGATTTGCTGGCAAACTTTGAACGAATCAACCAAGCAATCGCAACGGGTAACGCGAGAAGCTTGAAGCAATATGGGCTTATCGTCGACCAAGATAAAGCCCTTCGAGACTATGCAAAATCAGTCGGCATAACTGTTGACGCTCTTTCTGACCAAGAGCGAAAAACTGCCATTTTAAATGCGACCATTGAAAAAGGAAAAACTGCATTTAAGGGAGTGAGCGACGACGTTTACAAAGTGACAAATCTTTGGAAGCAATTCCAAGTCGCGATCGGTAATGTCGGCGAAGCATTCTCAATCGCTTTTGAAAAGATCGCAGGCAAGGGCGTGCAGAATGCCCTTTCTAGCCTGACTTACGGAGCAAAGCTTGCGGGCCTGACAATCCAAGCAGCTTTTGGATCAGAAACAGAAAAGGCAGCAGCTAACCAAGACAAGCTCAAGCTCAAGCTCAAAGATACAGAAGAGCAGATTACGAAGACTGAAGCTTGGGTAAGAAAGTTTGCTGAGTCGATGGCGACAAGCGGGATGGGCGACCCATCTCTTCTAAACG